GTGCCACTAGTCGTGTAGGGCGATCCATCGGTCGCGTACACGCGGAAGGTGATGGGAGTCTGCACTCCCTCTCGATAGTTTGGCATCTCTATATACCCTCTCGAACTGCATACTGATTAGCTGTGAGTGCGCCGCGATCCGCAACCGACAGCTCGGCATCAAACAAAATTAACTCCCTGACGACCGCTTCGCCGTATTGCTTACCACCCGGGAACTCCCTAGCGACAGGAACCGCAAAAGTGCCTTGCATCGAAGCCACTTGGGAACCGTCGAAGAAGACCCGAAGCAAGCCCGAGGATGAAACGGAATCGGTGATGACCATAGACAGGCCAGCGTTCGGGATGCCTCCAGGCGACAGGGGCAGGCGGTTCGTGAGGCCAAAGCCGCTGTAGATAACGCCATCGCCCCAAGGGTAATGGTAGGCCGGGTTTGCAGCAATACCGCCGATGTTGTGCGGTGCAGGATTCTCAGTCACGCGCCTGTAGATCGTAGACACCGACAACGAAGTGACACCTGAAAATGCTGCGGTCGGTATTTGCAAAGCGCTGGGATTTGTGGACGCCTTACAAAATCCGTTGAGCCAGACGCCACCCCGGACGAGCACCGTAGGACTCCCTCCAGGGACGGCATTATGCCCATTGCCGCTCTGGTCGTAGGCCAGCACCACAGTGCCATCTCCCGAGCCAACCCAAGCTAAGATAGCCGCTTTGTCTACATATTCGCCTGACGCTGAAAAATCCAGCTCGGCATTATCAGAGCTGCGCCGAAGTCGTATCAGTGGCCCAGCATAACCAGACCGAAGGCGACGGATCGAGTAGGCAGCACGCGCCCCGACACTGAGCTGGTCAAGCACGTAGGAAAGCGCCGCCGCACGCCGGGCGGACGTGCGGCGTGACTGAAACAGTCCTCCACGACGCATCAGGCCAGATCCTCAGCCTCGACAATCACGCTACTGCCGATAACGTGAGAGGCCGGAGACTTCCAGAGGATGGGCTGGAACCCCTCGGGAAGCTCCGTGAAGTGCGCATCGAACTCTGCCTGAGTGAGCAGTCCTAGGGCGATGGCAGCGTTTGCCAGCCCTTTTGTTGAGGGGGCGTCGCGGTGCGCGTTGCGTCCCTCCTGAGCGATGAGCTGAGAGCGCTTATACGCCATGTCGGAGAGGCTGGCCGCCTGCGCTTTGGCGGGGTGGGACGCTGGCATTGCCATCATGCGGTCTTGTACGAACCCTGCGAGCGCGGCCATCTTGGAGGGAGATCCGTACAGGGTGCTAGGCGTCTGCTCGTACTCTTTGGGGGTGTTGAGGTAGTCCAGCTGCTCGGAGAGAGGTGCACCAGACAGACCCGCCGCAGACAGCTCGGCAACCAGCTTGGCTTTGTCGCCTGCGATAATCGTCGCAGACAGACGCTCCGCCTTGGAGTAGCCCAAGGGGTCAACTGCCAAATCACCCGGTAAGACAATCATGATTTCCGTCCTTTCCCAATCGGCCATAGCCACGCACCCAGGCCAAAGCCCAGTGCAAACAATCCCGCCTGCAAGGGCTTTGGGTACCAGTGTCCCGCCACCATCCCTACCGCCAGTGGAAGTGGCTCCCAGTCGCGTGAGGCATCCTCAACAACCTCAGAGAGCGTGTCGTTGCCCTGTGGCCTCAGCAGGGTGATTGCCTCCAGCACAATCCCCACGCCGAGCAGAGCGCCCCATGCCATGCGAAGGTGTTGAGTTTTCATCTAGCAAAACCCCAAGACCAGAACGATCGCAGACGAACACGGCGATAGAGCCCGCCGCCATCTGCTTGGCTCCCAGAGTCACCGGGAGAGGTGTTGCCCTCGATGCTGTAGACAAAGTTGCCTACGACGCGCACCACCACGCCGATATGCCCCGTGGTGGCTGATGTGCGACGCATGGCAATATCGCCACGCCTGGGAGCACCGCTGATAATGAGGTCTTTGTCATCCGCCCACCGTTGCCATCCCACCACGGCGGCAGGGTTGTACTCGGGTCGTTTGGGACAGGGTGCCTCTGCTACCAGGCTGGCAAACGTCATAGCGGCGGCGCACCAGGGATACCCCTCGTCGAGGCCCACTGAGGCCAGGAACACACCGACCCACTTGCCGCGATTGTTGCCACCGACCTCGCGAACCTTGATCTCGTCGGCCAGATAGGCCATGACCAGCAGGCGACGCTCCGCAGGGGCGAGCGTTCCCCAGCTAGGGTACTTCGAGAGCATCCGGGATTGTGTTTGGCCAATAGCCACCTGTAGTGTCACAGCTTGATCCCCCGCCGAAGGACGCGCCCGATCTCTTTGGCAATATTGCCCGCCAGCTCGGGAGCCACTGCCCCAACAGCAGGGGGTAGGGCCGCATTGATCGCCGCCTCTACGACGCTGGGTTCTACATCGTCCGCCGGGCCCGTCTCATCTGGCTGGCCAGGAAGGGCGACAGGGCCAGCCTTACCCCCAGGCACGGAGAGCCCGAGGAGACCAGCCAGTGCGGACGCGGCGGTGAGGGACAGGATATCTGGGACTGGCTTGCCAAGCGAGGTCAGCGTGGTAATAGCGGCGATGCAGGCCACCACAAGCACCAGCAGCCCCGTGCAGTTTAGATTTGTTTTCACTTCTGTCTTTCCAATGCACTGATGCGCTCATCAAAGTGGGCACTCCCCACTTTGATGTCCTCTACGTCGCGGCGGATGTGCTCAATATCGCCCAGGGTCTCGCCCACTTTCTCGCCAACGTGTCGCAACTCGCCGCGGATATCCCAAACAACCTTCAGGTGAGCAACCCCACCCGACAACAACACGATGATCGCAGGAACGATGATCGCGGCCCACTCTACAGGTATTGTCAGCGCCAAAACAGGCCCTCCTACTGGTAGTAATCCAAGCGCACCCATCACCCTGGTCCTATTGGTACGTCGTATGCTGGCATTGAGGGGAGTCCTTCCTCTGTGTCCCAGAGGTCAATCCCCATCTCGGAAGCCGCCCACTCCGCCGCCTCAACGACGATGATCTTGTAGGTTTCCTCGTCCTCGATCTCCTCGCCCGCCAGCTCCGTGAAGCGCGTTTTGAACAGATCTGCAAACCAGTTCCACTTGTCGAGCACGGCTTGTCCCCAGCTCGGCAGGAACACAATCGCGGGGCGAGGGAAGAGCGCGTCGGTGATCTGCTGGATCGTGGGAATCCCCACCTGAAACGGCCACAGCCAAACACATTGGCCCATGGCTCCCGCCACTAAATCAAGTTCATCGTCATAGGGCATAGTCGTTGCCTTTATCCCACCACAGCGGCAGGGCCGCAGGCCCGCCATCGTCGCTCGCACTGGTCAAAGACCTGCTGGAGTTCTTGATCCACCCCACCTTCTTTCGAGTGCATCAGGTTCGCAGCGGCGCTCATCTTCGCCTTCCAGCCCTCACGCACCGCCTCTTCTATGTCGAAGACCTCGCTAGGGCCAAAGTAGACAAACTGCACAGGACCACTGGAGAGGCTCGACGCCCCCCAGCTAGGCTCCGTGGTGGAGACGCCGCCCGTGGTGACCAGGTAGACCGCACCAGCGTAGGTATCGAGATTGGCGGAGGCAGGGGCGACAAACTGCCCGCGCTGATAGGCTGCACCTAGGGCAAAGTTCTTTACCCTCGTGGTGCGGCGCAGTATCCGGCGCAGGGTCTCAGGCGAGAGCGTGGGTTGCTTGGTAGCCTCCACACGCTCGCCTAGCTCGTCTAGTGCCTCCGTCAGGGTCACTTCTTCTTTTCCTCGGGCAGTGGCTCCCACTCGCCCACGACGGTAATCTGCACGCCTGCCTGCCAGATGCCGTCATTGGACTGCACCGAGCGCATCAGACAGGGGGTGCCCGTGTCGTCCTCAGCCAGATCGTAGAGCGGCCACTCGGTGGTGACGTGGTCTTTGGCGTCGTTGTCGAGGGGGAACTTCTGGGACACGTAGGCAGGCAGCTCCACATTGCCCACGAGAACCCGTGAGACGCTCTTGCAGCCTGGGAGCGGCAGAAACGCATTGTCGGTGCCCTCAAAGGTGCGGGCTTGGGCGGCATCAGAGCCTAGCAGCGAGGCAGTAGCGGCAATAGCGGCCACTGCAAAAAGACCAGATCGGCGCATAGAAAAAATCCTTTAAAAACAGAAGTGTCCACTTGGGGAGGCGCCTCCCCAAGTGGAATGTGTGCTACGCCGCGGGGGCGACTCCCGTGGAGATTGCAAAGCAGGTGGCTGCCTTGAGCTTGAGCACCTCAAAGCAGCTCACAATAAACCCGTAGACCTGGGGAGCGCTGGCACTAGGAGCGATCTCCTGCGCCACGTAGCCCTGGATCTGCTGGTTGGGGGCGAGCTCGGGTAGGGTGGTCTGAGGCAGCACCTCGACCTCCGCCGCCACTTTGCCGTCCGCCGCTTTGTCTGCACCGAAGATCATCGTCCCCGCCGTCATGAAGCGATCCACGATCACCGGGACAATCAGCCCTGTGATGGGGTGGACGTAGCCCTTGACCGCAGCCCCCAGGTTCATGGCGGCTTGATCCACAATGATGCGGTAGTTGCTGGTGCTAGCCTGTGCTAGGCGTGTCAGTGACCGAGCTTCTTGCCCCGAGATGAGCATGTACGGGTCTTGTGCTCCCTGGTAGTAGAGACGAGTGAGCTGGGCATCGATGTGAGCCAGAGTCAGCGCACCGACCGCCGCTTGAATGTGCGTGGCGGGGGTGCCATTGGCGGTGGTGATGAGGTTGATCATGCCATCAAAGGCAAGCGCACTGGTGCCATCGCCCCAGGGGGCGGCGGTGGCAGTGCTGGAGCCGTTGATCAGCGCGTCTTCCTCCGCAAGCATCAGGTTGGTGACCGCATTGGTCTTCTCAACCGCGAGGTTGTCCTGGAAGTTGGCACCCGCCGCTTGAGCAAAGCCCGTGACATCGCCCATCTGCCCCATGAGCTTGTAGGCCGCAGTGCGGTTTCCGTAGGCGGTGTTGCGGTTGGCAGGAGCGCCCGACTCCGCGAAGAACGAGCGACCCGCAGACCCACCACCGGGCTGAGTCTCGATGCGCACGACCGGCACGGAGTTCTGCGCGTTGGCCAGACCACCCACGAACGTGAGGGTGTTGCTCCCTGTGTTGATCGCGGTGATCGTGCGGGTCTCCAGCGTGCCACCCGAGCCGATGGCGACAAGATCGCCCACACGGAAGCCTGCCACGCTGGCCAGAGTGATGGTGGTCGCTGCGGAGCCGTTGCCGGAAGCGGTGGTCGTGCTCGCCCCACCGTAGCCGCCGCCATAGCTGGAGATCACTTTCCAGGCAGAGGCAAGGCCCGCACCCGGCACGCGGCGCAGGCGGTTGCGCAGAGGGGTCTCAGTAGGCACTAGGCTAGTCGCCTCTGCCTCCAGGTTCTCGCGGATGGGCAGGGCACTGGTGCCGCTAGTAATGCCACGATTGAGCTGCACCAGCGAGGCCACCAGCTGTTGAATGGCGGCATTGGGGTCAGAAGCACCAGAGCGCTGGATGGCCTCGATCTGGGCAAGGGCGTCAGGAGCGAGTCCCGCCCCACGAGAAAAGATCGGCTGGCTGGGAACGATCATCCCCGGCATCAGCGCAGCAATAGAGAGAAAGCGTTGCATAGTTGGTCCTTAAAGTGGTGGAGGCTTACACCCCCCGCTAGGCGGCAACTCCTAGGTCTTGAAGCTGCCGACGAAGACGATTGATCTTAGTAGCCGCCGCCGCGCGCTCTTTATCCGTGGGTAGCTGGGGTGCGGTGCGTTGTAGCTCCGCTAGCTCAGAGCGCAGCGCCTCCACCTCAGTGGGGTTGCCAGGCTCGGGCTCGCGGAACGGGGCAACGCTTCGCTCCGTGGTGCGCACGGGGATGGATTGCGTGGGGTCGGGGAGCTTCTCCAGCTCGGCGATGCGCTCCCGGCTGGCAGCGACTTCGGCGCGGAGGGTGGTTGCCTCCGCCTCTGCCTGGGTCGCTCTCTGCGTCGCGCGGGTCAGATCACCCTCCAGCGTGGAGAAACGAGAGAGGGTCTCCGCACTCTCCGAAGAGAGGCGGGTGCGAACGAGGCCGATCAGCGCCTCGGCTCGGGCAAGGCCAGGGCCGCCCTGTGCCAGCATCTCCTTGAGGTAGCTGGCAAACTCGTCGATAGACTGCTCCGCCATGGTCAGATCACCCTGGCCGCTATTGGCCCGGATCGCTTCCCACAGGCAGTCCATGAGGTAGTAGCACGCGGAATTGACCACATCATCGAGCGCCCAGTTGCGGAGCTTGTCGGTGTACTCGCTGAAGCTGGAGCGCTCCACCACCTGCACCACCTCAAGCTCGGCGTCCATGTCTGCGGCCTCAGAGCGAATGAGCGTCAGGAGGGCATCGGGGTCTGCGGGTCGATCACAGAGCGAGTTTTCGATCCACTTGCACTGGATCACATCCACGCCACGCATCATCACCGGAGCCACACCCACGGAGTAGGCTTTGTACACGCCCGTGTCGAGCTTGACCATGGCCGTGGGATCGACGATCAGGGAACGACACGTCGCGCCCTTGCCGTCCCAGCTCACGCCCAAGGTGACTTCTTCCTCAGCGTCTTCCTCGTTGAGGATCTTCACCGAGCCAGAGGCACGTCCTACGGCGCTGGGCTGGTGCATTTCGCGCACGGCTCCCCAGCGGTTGTAGTCATCGGTCGCGGCCACCATCGCCTCGCGGGTCAGGTTGTAGCCATCGCCCACCCAGGCATTGACATAGCTGTAGCCCTCGACGAGGCGGCACGGGGTGCCATCCTCAGTCTTGACGCGGCGTACTTGGTTGATGTCAAACGCCAGCCGAATGGGCTTGCGTCGCAGGATGTTGGTCTTGGGAAAACTCATAGGGTGTCCTCGGTGGTCATAGTGTCCTCGATAGCCCGGAACAGGGCCTTGATGTCGGTAGGGGTCTGGGCATCGTCCAGACTGATAAAGAGGCGCTCCCTCGTTGCAGGAGGGATGTGCTCGCTGATGAACTCACAAGCCGCTTGCCCGTGCTCCTTGAGGCGCGTGAGTGCTTTCTTCTCCCAGCGCCTAAGGTCGGCACGCATGGCGGCTTGGGTTTCTGTTGGCGGTGGCGGTACTGTGGGGTCTGTGGGTGCGGTCATGGCGGAGAGCGTCGTGAGCGAGCTGGCCACCAGGGGAACGTCTCCGCCATCGAGAGCGGCTCGTCCGTGACTGGCACGCACCTCATTGATGGTCGAGGAGCCAGAGCGAATCTCGATCTCCTCGCGCTCGGCCCGCTCCTTGGGCTTCTCGGTCTGCTCCTCAGGCAAGATTGTGTGGAGGTCTTCGTAGCCCGCACGGCGCAAGATATCGTCGTAGCGGCGCTTGCGCAGGCGCAGGAGCACGCCCCCACCAAAGCGGCTGGTGGAGTGCATACTCTCGTCCTGGGAGACCTTGTACTGCTCGCCGGTGAAGCCGATGGAGGCAGGCTGCACGCCCATGATCGAGCAGGTGACCCGCAGGAGCCAGAGCTGCTGGGGTGTCCAGTCCGTGTCACGGGCGGAGTGGCTTCCCAGACGCCCTGTGCCACCGGGGACAAACTTGGTCTTGAGGCGCTCCGCCGTGTTGCCAGAGTTGAGCGCGTTCCACCAGGTCGTAAACGTCATGACCTGATCCGCACTCCACGCCTCGGGGACGGAGAGCAGATCCGCCACGGTGCTCCCTTCGGTGAAGAACGTGAGGTTCCAGCCCTCGATCCGCAGCGCCGTGTTGATGGCATGAATGAGCCACTCAACAGGAGAGCGTGAGTAGGGCTGCCAGGAGACGCTCGCCAACTTATCGTAGGAGAGATCTCTGGCCGTGAGCGTGGCGACCTTCATGCCCTGAATCCACTGCTCGTAGAGTCCGCCCTCAGGTTCCCAGCCCAGCTCATCGGTCACGGGGCGGATCGTCGCCGCATCGATGGTGTCGCACCAGAGCCACTCTCCCCCACGGGAGTAGCGGTGGTAAATCGCAGGAGAGCCCACCACCATCGCGTCTTCCAGCATCGCCTGCTCAAAGTGCTCTGGGTCGGTCTGTGCTCGCCCCACTGGGCCCTCAATCGTAAAGAGCGCTTCTGCCAGCTTGATGCGGCGCAGCGTGGTCTCGCTGGTGTCGCCCTCGCGGTGTGCGATGGTGATAGGCACCGTGGCCACCTCGCGCTTGAGGTGCTCGATGCAGGAGCGTAGGACAGGGTAGTTGTCTGCCAGGGCGCGGAGGGTGGTGACCGACACAGGAGCCAAAGGGCGGCGCTCTGGTGCCTGGGACTGAAAAAAGAGGTGCGGGTTGTTGAACGAGTACGCAGCAGGTGCTCGCTCCTCGCCGGACTGGAGCTGAACGATCAGAGCGCGTGCCACCTCTTCGGGGGATGGCACCTCACGCGGCGGCGGCGGCGGGATAGGCGAAGACAACTCTACGCCGCTCTGGGCAGGTTGCACGCTCCGCTTTATTCCAAATCGTTCCAGTAAGTTCATAGGCCGTTAAACACAAAAATCGCGACGCCAAAGCATCCCACAAGGGGATTTGAGTGGTGTCACGATGTGTAACGAGCCGTTGCTGTGAAACAGAAAAACTGTTTGGTTGTCGCAAGGATTCTACAGCGCAAAGTCGCAGGTGTCAAGTAACTATAGAATCACCCTCCACCAAACGCCGCTTTGAGCTTGTCCAGAGACGCCGTATCGGTCGCCCAGCCAATCGGAGAGAACTGGTCGTTGAAGGCGTCTGCCAGCGCATCGACAATATCGTCCGTGGCTCCATTGGGAAACGTGCGCAGCTCCTCGATCACCGCAGTGTTCCATTCTCCTTTAAGCATCCTAACATTTCCAACATTGACTTGGCTGGAGAAAGGCGACGCCCGAACCACTTTACTTCCGGTCACTGGCTCCGCTTTGACCGTGTAGCCCATGAGCAAGCGAAGCATAGAAAGAACCTGACTTTTCCCTGCCTGACCGGGGTCTTGAGGTACGCGGATCTTTACCGACTTGCCATCAATCTGGGCTGTCTGGAGCATCAGCGCGTCACGCTCGTTGGTGTCAAGCCGCTCGCGCTTGATGTCGATGATCCAGACGATACCAGTAGGGTCAATGGCCACCCGTGCTCCTACAGTCCAATCGCCGCCGTTTTTAGTAGCGGCCAAGTCCCAGGCGCGTACACCCCCAAGCCCCGCAGGCAGCGCCTCGGCAATCTGAATGAGAGAAGGTTTGAAGACATCACCCTCTGCGGGGCTAGGGCGCTGCTGGTAAAGAGCTTGCCAGGAATACTCCCCCTCTTTTTGGGTCAAAACGCGCTTGATCCGCAGGAGCGCCGCCACGTCGTAGCGATCCGGCCAAAGCGCCTCTCCCGGAGCGCGACCAAGGGCGTCTTCTTCCTCGGCCATGGCACGAAGCTCGGTAACGCGGAATTTCTCAGGCTCCGTAGCCACCGCCTGGCTAAATACGTCCTCATGGTGCCACCTAGTACCATTTAGGATTATGGAGCCCTCGGGCTCCAAGCGGGTATAGAGGTCGTCTGTGTACCAATCCCACGCCTTATCGCGGTACGTCTTGCTCTCGGCTGTCTCACGGCTCCTGATGGGATCGTCCACGAAGATGTAGCGGAAGCCAATACCAACCGGAGGCGCACCCACACCACGGGCAATGCAAGTGCCTCCGGCTGGTAGTGTCCACTCATCATCGGCGGCTTTGTCGAGCTTAACGCCGATCCACTCACTAACGAGCTGGCGCACCTTACGGGAGAACCTCCGGGCTAGGCGGTCAGTGGCGGCGGTAATAAGGATATTTTCCTCTTGGTACTGCAAGAAAAGCCAAGCTGCCCCACGCACGGTGATGGTCTCGGTCTTGGCATGGCGCGGTGGCATGTGCACCGCCCAGCGATCCGAGAGCCCATCACGAATCAGGTGCAGCTCACTGGCAATCAAGGCTAGGTGCGGCGCGTCTGCTTTCCACTTACGCGGAATCGTTTTTTTGTAGAACTCTAGGAAATCAGGAAACGGTTTCTTCGCTTCCGGTTCGCTCTGCGGGTCTTCCGGCTCCTCCGACGCGAGCAGCAATGTCGAGAATTCGGACAACATGCCCGCTAACGGTGCCATAAAGGGCCGCCATGTCGCTTGCGGTGTTGGCTCGAACATATTCTGGCGTGGACGTGTGATTTGCATATGCGTTAAGCGCAGCAGTCTGCTGCTGAAAGTGTTGGGCGATCAGCGCCCCCAGCGCGTTTTTGTCTTCCGTTCGGATTCGTTCAATTTGTTCAGGAATTGTTGAACGCAAGTGGCCGACTGTGCCAACAGAAAGGCCAGTCTCTTTGGCAACCTCTCGGACCTTCTTACCTGCCGCTAAACCCGCCAGCGCTTGGGCTTTCTTATTTGGATCAATCATGCCACCCTCCGAATCGTTGACATCGCCACACGCGCCATTCCAGGCTCCTGAGCGGGCTCCTGTGGACTCCAGGTGTGGCCGCAGTCCTCACACTGGATTTCAAGAAGGACAGGCACAAGAAGCATGCGCTTTTTGTGCCGCACTTCCCAAGCTCCCCCCTCGCGCCGCGTGGCGACCACGTTGCTACACTTCGGGCAGCTAATTGCTCTCTGGTTCACTAAGCACGACCTTTCTTTCCCGTCGCAGCACTGGGGAACGTCTCTAAGCTCTGCCACCAGCGCACCACGGAGAGCATCCGCTTCTTGAGCCCTGGAGCCTGCGCCCTGGCCTCTTCCTGCGGCAGGGCTGCCAGACGGGTGTACTCAGCCTCCAGCGCCTGCCAGAGCGCCGCCTGGGGCGGGCTGGTGGTCTCCACAGCGCCAGAGGCCACCACGAGCCTGAACCAGACGATCAGCTCTTTCTCCCAGGCACGCATCGTAGTTTGGTCGGAGCGGTTCGCGGGGGCTGGGGGTGCGGCAGGAAGAGCGCCAGAAGCGGTCTCGGGAGAAAGCTCCGAGGAGTCTTTCTTTACTTCTGTTACAGTTGTTACACCTGTTACAGCAGAATGTATAGGTTTTACATGTGTGTGCGCACGTGTAGGGGGGGTAATACACTCCGGTGTAACAGGTGTAACAGTCCTAGTGTTGGCGGGTCGGAACAAGTTATCATTAGCTGACAATGGAGCGCTTTTTTCATCAATAAAGTCTGTTACACCGGACTCATCATCACGCTCTGCTGTTACACCGATTCCGTCCCATCCTCGCACCAAAGCGCCATTCACACGGCGCGGAGTGGGCGCAGGGGAGGCTCCAGCCCGTCGAAGTCGCTCGGCGAACTGGTTGGGTGAGGCTTGCCACTTCTCCCCATTGTCCTCACACCAGCGCTCGTAAGCGCCTCGGAGGGTCTTGGTCGGGCAGAAAAAGCCCTCGCCCAGAACGCAGCACTCGGAGAGGAACTTGCCGATTTGATCCTGCTCGGCGCGGTAGGAGTTAGAGCTCTCCTGAACCTCTTCCGGGGTCGCTAGGCCGCTCTCCTGCCATGCGAGGCAGCCCTCGACCATCCAGGAGAGAATCCCGCTCATGTTCTCCTCGCTCTGGAGCTTGGCCAGAAGGTCTTTGTCTTTGTCGGCTTCCTCGATCTTGGTGGCCCACTCGACCAGGGGAAGACGCCGCCAGATTCCATCGTCCTGGTTGCGTATCTGTGGCTTGTGGTTGCCAAAGAAGACCAGCTTAAAGCTCGGCCTGAACTCGAAGGGGTTGGCATTAAGGAAGCGGGCCGTGAGGGTGTCGCCGCCTGTGAGGTCTTTGATGATGGACTCGTTGAGCCCCTTGGCGCTGGTGATCTCACTGGCGATCACCAGGCGACGACCGGCGAGGCGCGCAACATCCGGGCTTGCCTGTCCGCCCCGTGGCTTATCGTCCACCAAGACGGCCATAGGAACCCGAGCCGCATAGTCGCCCATGATCCACTCCTGCGTCCCTGTGTAGATCGTCTTACCATTGGAGCCGTCGCCGAAGTGGAAGACAGCGGTCTGCTCGCGCGTCGAGCCTGTCAGGTCGTAGCCTGCATGGCGCTGGAGATACCCACGCTTGGCCTCGATGGGCTGCCACATCGCCAGACACTTGGTCCACAGCTCCGACTGGGCCCCCTTCTGGTAGGCAGCGCGGGTGATGTAGGTGCAGTAGGCTAGGGGGTCGTGATCTCGCAGCTCGCCCGTCTTGAGGTCGAGGATGCCATTGGCGCAGTTGAGTATCCAGGGATCGGCGTCCCAGACGTCGGAGTAGACCCGAATGGCGGGGTCGCACTTAGCCAGCTCGACAAAGGCGCGGATCTTGCCAACTTGGTTGGTGGACTTGACGAACTGTCGCCAGAGCTGGCACTGCTTCTCATCAATGGGCTCATCCTCACTGTACAGCGACCTTGCCACCATGACGGCAAAGTTCATCACCTGTCCACCGTCCACGTCCTGGCCCCAACGCCGCCCGTCCCAGACCATCCAACCACGAGACGGATCGTAGCGCACCTGGTCGGCAAAGTGACGCAGGAAGCGGTCCTTGTTACCGACATCGGTCCACTTGTCCGTGACATGGGAGTTACCCGCCTCTGGTTGTCCTGTAGCCACATTGGTGTACCCAAGGGGCTCATCGCCTCCCACAGGCTCCCCACTGGTGCCGTTGGCTCTCTGGAACGTCCGCGCGGGCAGAGTCGCGACTCTAGGTTCGGGCTTAGTCCAGGGCTGGCGAGCCGTGCGGTTGTTGGCTTGCTCCCAGACGTGGTTCATGTCGTCATCAAAGTCCGCGCCCATGGCGGCCTTGAAGTCCTCCAGGCAGGCGAGCGCCTCTCCGGCGGAGAACGCATTGTCGCGCAGCTGACAGGCGAGATCGAAGGCGGTGCGGTTGCGCCCGCCTGGTTTAGCCAACCCCACGTACTTCTCCAACAGCTTTGCAGGCGAGACCTCAGCAGGTGCAGAGCTCGCCAGTCGGGGTCGTAGTGCAGGCTTTGGGGTCTCCAGCTCGGCAAAGGTCGTGTGGTCAAGAAATTCCCCGTCTCCAGCAGCTCCAAACGTTGCGCCCCCCTCTTTACAGGAAGGCCAGAAGTAGATCCTGGACGGGTCTTTGGTCGCCGCGTCGCAGTGGCCCCCCATGAGGTGGTGATTGAGCTTGGCCCAGACCGCTCCCCACGCCTCGCCAGAGACAGCTTTGCGCAAGGGGAAGATCGCCCGCCACTTGGGGTGCTCGGGGGTGCTTGAGAAGCTGGAGTGGAGCATGTAGGCCAGCCCTGCCCAGCGCTCCTCCAGCTCCTCAAACGGCGTCCCATCATCCACGTCCGCCACGAAGCACGTCACCAGCTCCACATTGGCAGCGCCTCGGGTCTCCCCAGGCGTGTAGACCGTCGGACTCCACAGACCACCCTTGGCCTGCTTGCCGTCCGGCTTGGCTGGCTGGACAGTGTGGCGCTCAAACTTCTTAGCGAGGAAATCCCACGCCTCAATCTTGGCCACCGGCATCTTGTCCAGAACGCCGTTAAAACTAGCGTAGCGAATCAGCATATGCAACTTCTTTCGCCCGTGAGGGTCTCTTTAAGTATATGCGGTATAATACCCCACATACTTACAATATGGCAAGCCTTACACGTAGGGGCAATAATAGCCGTATGAGCAAGGATCAAAAAATGGTGACACTGCCTCTGGAGCTGCCCAAAGAAGCCCATGCAAAACTCAAAGCCGCCGCGTTTATTCGTGGTGTGAGCATGAAAGCGCTGGTGTTGGAATGGATCGAGGCTCTCCCCGAGCCGGGCGTTCGCGCCGCGCAAGGGGAGATCAAGAGCGAGTAGTCTCACTTGCATCCAAACACCTCGTTCTCAAAGCGAGTAAGCGCCGATATCGCCCCACTCACAGAGCGCACCACATAGCTCCAGCCCAGCTTGAGCAGCTCTTCCTGCTCCCCAGAGAGCTGCCCCTCTGCGGTCTTGACCTCCAGCAGGCACGCCATGCCATCGGGCCAGGTGCGCCGCCGCACGCTCATGTCGGGGTAGCCCACCGTGGTGCCGCTACCCTTGGCTTTGTATTGCCCAACGAGCGCCACCAGGTATTCCTGCTCCTGGAGCGCCTTGGTGATCTCCGCCACGAGGTCGGACTCGGCTCCCTCAAAAGCGGCGGAGACGGGGGCAGAAGTCACCGATGCCGGTACAGCAGGCTCCAGCTCGGTGCTCATCACAAAGATGGGACTACCGAGATTGAGCCCGCGCCACTGCGCCAGGTTGGAGAGCTCCACCAGCCAGAACTTGCCCAGCTTGGAGACGGTCGTGGCGACGCCCTCCAGCCCCCGGTAGTCCCGGTACTTGGGCTCAGTGCCGACATAGCGGTAACGCTGGCCTTGTATTGGTTGGTCGTTCACCACGAACCTCCGGGGCGAGCTGAGGGGGTTCGACGCTTTGTGTAGTAGAGCTGTCCTCGATCCACGCGCAGCTCCGGCTCGACCCACTGAAGACCGAGCGCCTCGAAGAAGCTCTCTTCGGTGGGCGTGGGGACGAAAGTCAGCCTGCCACCCTCCGCTACGCGAAAGAGCCCGCCCTGCCCGAGCTGGAGGCGACTACGCTTGGCATGGATGGCAAGCTGCTTGCTAAACTCCCCCGCTCCGGTGCGGATGGCAAAGATGCACCCAAAGCGCTCAGGAGTGGTCAAAAAGATGTCCACCTTGCAACCAGCCTTGTACTCACTGAGGCCACGCCAGTAACGCCCATCAGGATAGATGTGCCAAGGAGTGGGAGCATCCACGCCGGGCTTGATCCATCGGAGCTGGCATTGATTCTCGGTGCCGGGAAGCGTGCCAAAGACGCCATGCTCAAACGCCTCGTGGAGCAGATTGACGCGCACCTCGCTAGGAAAGAGGCTGGTGTTGTCCATGCGCGTCTCCCACTTTGGGATGACCACCAGCTCGATGTCTTTGACCTCGGGCTTGAGGCGGCGCAGGCTCCCGGCGATTTCGACGCGCTCACAGTAGGGCGCAAAGCGGCGCTGGAAGTGCTCCGCCAGGCGCAGGGCTAGGGCGTGGTTCATGCCCGACCCTCGTGAAGCTCCGAAGCTCCGCCCTCACAAGAGTCGCACTCATCGCCCATGAGCACTAGGCCGCACGTCGGACAGGTCTCCACCTCGCCGCCACTGGTCTGGACAGCACAGCGCCCGGTAAAGGCGATGTTGTCCCGCACCCACACAGCGGGATTGCCACCCGCCGCCACGTAGGCAGAGAGCGACTCAAACGCCGCCACACTCTTGGTGGTCAAAGGCACGGGGGTGCCTGGGAAGTTCACAGGTGCGCTCATCGCTTCATCCTCTCCACCAGGCTCCAGCCCGGCGCATCGTCCATCGTCTCCACAGCCCGGTACCGGCCCTCACGCTCGACCAGAAACCAGGTGCGCCGCCCGAAGCTGGCGAATCCCTCACGCTCGGCTTTTGCTCGTGCGGGGTTGTTGCCTGCCTCGGCGGTGAGCGTGGGCAGGGTCAGCGCCTGCACGTTGGGAGCGGTGCGCGTGGTGGGACGGGGCATGGGTACAATCGGTCTCATGCCCTTTTTGTAGGTCTTGCGGTTGCACCCGCTCTGGATTGCATCAAGGAAGGCATGGCTCATCCCAGCACCGGCACCTTGTAGCCACCCG